GGCAGTTTGATCCGCTGACCTGCATTGAACCGGTACTCAATTTAATTGCGTATGACCGTGACATAAGCCGCTTCAGTGGCGAACCGCTGAGCCTGTACCGCAAGCGCGTGGCTTATGCCTTTATCAATGCGCGTGATGCGGGTTCCGTTGAGGGGTTCATCAACATCTTTTCACGGCTGGGGATTGGTTACGTGGAGCTGGTCGAACGCCAGCCGGGCATTGACTGGGATGTGATCATGGTGCGCGTCACGGACAGCCAGATTGCAGACAACACGCAGCTGATGATTCAGATAATCCGGCAGTACGGGCGAACCTGCCGCCGTTATCAGTTTGAAGTGATCACATCTGAAAGCCTGGCTATTCGGGCAGGATGGGACCAGGGGGAATATGTGGTTTATCCGGCGCGTCTTAACAGCACGGAAGCCAGCGGCGCAACGTTTAGCGCGAGTTTATAAGGAGAATTTATGTCACAGACAGCTATCACACTGGCTTTTGAACAGTGGAAAGCCAGCCAGGCGGTAACGGGTGAAGCCGTTCTGCTGGATGAATTTATTTTTGCCAACGTGCCGGGACTGGATGCTACAAAGCCCGTTGACCGCAAAGAAACGCTGCCCCCTGCCGCACAAATCGTTCACCGCCAGGCCGTCAGCCGCAAAGGCGTGGTGAATGAAAATTCTGTGGTGCATTCCGTTGTCCTGGGCGCGGAAGTGGGTGATTTTTCGTTTAACTGGATCGGCCTGATTAACAAGGCGAGCAATACGCTGGCCATGATTGTTCATGCGCCGCTACAGCAGAAGCTGAAAACGAAAGATGGCCAGCAGGGTAATGTGCTCACCCGGTCGTTTTTGATGGAGTACAACGGCGCACAGGCTGAGACCGGAATCAACACGCCAGCGGAAACCTGGCAGATTGATTTCACCGCCCGTATGGCCGGGATGGATGAGCGTCAGCGCCTGGAAAACATTGACCTGTACGGCGCGGCGGCATTCCTTGGGGATGGCTGGCTTGTCGCAAAAAGCGGCTCGCAATATTTTGTGACGGCCGGGGCGGGATATGTTCGCGGCTTGCGCGCGCAACTGGCCGCTAACCAGAATATTACGGTTGCAACCAAACCCGTAAAAGTGTGGCTGGATGTGGCATGGACGGGCACGCTGACGAGTGCCTGGAACGTGGCCAGCAAAGTCACCGTGGCTGATAACATGGCAGATTACGTGCAAAGCGGTGTGCAGCACTATGTGTTTGCGGTCGCCAGTATCGATGCCAGCGGCAATATCATCGATTTGCGCCCGAAAGGCTCACTTAACGCTCAGTCCGCCAGCGATGCGCTGAAAAAACATGAGCAGTCACGTAACCATCCGGATGCTACCACAGCAGCTAAAGGGTTTACCCAACTGAGCAGCGCCACGGATAGCACGTCTGAATCTCTGGCTGCTACACCTAAAGCAGTTAAAGCTGTAAGTGACGCGGTGATTGAGGTTAAAAAAACTCTGGGCACAGCGGCGTCAAAAGATGTTCAGACATCAAAGGATGATGTTACTGCTGGCCGTGTTCTTGTTAATGGCGGCGCTCTGGCCTTGCGCACAGTACTGGCCGGAGCAGGGAGGCCGGTTACTGATTTTGATGACCTTCCAGAAAATGCCGTGAGTTTTGGCTATGACAATGCGACAAACACCCCTGGCTTCACGGGTTCCGTTCTTGATTACTCTGGTTCAAATGGTCGCTATCGCGTGCAACTGGCGGCGCAGTATAACGGGAACGGAAACCGCCTTGCTTTTCGTACTCGAAATGGTGATTCCGCTGGGGCATGGAATGCCTGGGGAGAGATTTACCATACGCGTAACAAACCAAAGCCCGCGGATATCAATGCCGTAGACAAAGGCGGCGACACCATGACGGGAACGTTAAAGGTTAATGGTGAAGTTCAGGCAGCGTCTGCTAATGGCTTCCGTATTGCGTATGGTGACTACGGTACTTTCTGGCGTAATGACGGAAATAACCTTTATCTGATGCTGACCAATAAAGGAGACGCTTACGGAGCCTATAACGCGCTACGCCCTTTATGGGTGAATCTCACAACGGGCGCGCTTCAGTCAGGCACGCCGTTAAGCGTCAATAATACTATTGATGCGGGTAAAGAAATTACGGCGGGTTATAGCGGGAATTATGGCTGGGTTAATCAATATAATACGAAAGCCCCGTTTTTTAATTCATATATCACTACGGGCGCGAGTGAATACCATCCAGTAATTAAACAGATGGCAACCATTACCGGGAAAAACTCATGGGCTTTTTCTATGGGTACACTGGTAAGCGGTGATGCCCTTTCCTGGCACCTGCATATGAAGGGGAGCGGCAGCGGGGATATTAACTATAAATGGGATGTAAACGGCAATTTTTCCGCACCAGGGCAAATCATTCCGGGCAATTTCGCCAATTTTGATGGGCGTTATTACACCAAAACCCTGATTGATGCGGGGTACATGCCGAAAACGGGCGCGTATACCAAAGCCGAGAGTGACGGGCGTTTCCAGCCAAAAGGGAGTTACACCCCAGCTGGACAGGCTTATACCAAAGCCGAGTCTGACGGACGTTTTCAACCAAAAGGGAGTTACACCCCGGCAGGACAGGCCTATACCAAAGCCGAGTCTGACGGGCGTTATCCGCTTAAAACCGCCACGGTGATCGGGGTCAGGGTGAGCGCCAGGGGGAGTATTGGATCAACTGGTGGCTCGCAAGATGTTGATGCACCTGTTGGCAGTTTCATAACTGGGCGAACAGGTAGCAATGGCGACGTGCGTTATTCAGTTTGGTACACCCGCGCGTTGCAGATAAACGTAAACGGCACCTGGAAAACAATTACGGCATAAAGGGAAATTATGATTATTAAGAACTTCCGCCTGGCTGGTACTCAAATCATTGAAGGCTTTAGCATAGCGAATTTAGTTTCTGAAGATGGTAAAGACTGGTATGAGTCACAGGCTTTATTTAATACAGATAAATTAAAATTCGAATTTGATGAAAACGGTGTGATTACACGATTTTCTTATGATGTTTCTATGCTGTGGCCAGTTGATAAATCTGTGGGCGAGATCGGAAAGAAATATGTTCCGGAAGGGCTTAACGAGAACGGCGAATGGGTGTTTGACGGGAAAAAAATTATTCCTGTACCCGTCGATTATGTCGCCCAGGCTGAATCAAGAAAACAAATCCTGATGAATGCAGCAACGGCCGCTATTGCCCCGCTGGAAGATGCATCTGTTCTGGGTATGGCTACAGAAGAGGAAGTCGCATTACTGGCTAAATGGCAAAGATATCGTGTTTTGCTTAACCGTGTAGATACCAGCAAAGCGCTGGAAATTGAGTGGCCAGAGGTGCCTGAAAATGTGGCGTGAAGCACGAATTGCGTTCAGTGATTCCGTGGCCGCGCTGAATTGTTCCGTTATCCCGGTACATCCATGGGTGTACGGGGTAGGACAGCAGACTGAAAATGGCGCGTATCTCAGCCCGGTAAACGCGATAAATTACCTGGCTGAGAAACTGGCCGGAACGGGCGGGGCGGCTGATATCGTGATCATGATGGTTTCTGGCCAGACGCATGACAGCTTTATGGCCAGACTGAACAACCTTGTGGATGTATTCCCGAGTCCGGCATTTACCCAGGTACGGAGGCTGGCGCAGTCCGCCGCGCAGCTGGCAGCGGAGAAAATGCAAATTCCAGCGAAATACAGTCAGAGTTTGCCCGCAGCGATCCCGCTATCCGTGCCTACAAGCCGCACCGCCCTGGCGGCTGCAGCGGTGAAGAAAGCCCAGCAGGAGGCCGCGGCCGTCGCGGATTTGACGGGCGTAAAAAAGCTGATGGGGGATTTTAAACAGCAGCGCGAAAGCCTGATTTCTGGCATTGCCAGCGGCTTAACGGAATTGCAGGGAAAAAGCGCCAGGGCATGGGTGTTTACTGCCAGCGGCGATCTGCCGTCCACGCTTCTGGAGCTGGTAAAAGGGATTCCGCTTCAGTCCTCCGTGTATACCGCCGCCATGATGCTGGTTGGCGACAATCTCGACGGCATAAAAGGAATGATACATGACTTCGAACCCGACACTGGCGCTTAACGGTGAAGCCATTCTGCTGAAGAACATGCGCGTTACCATATCGCAGCAATTCCAGGACAAAGACCAGTCCGGCCAGACGAGTGCAACCACGAAATCCGAGCAGGGCATCAAAGGCAAGGAGCTGCGCGTGTCCG